ATATGGAAATATTTTATATACAGCCATTTTTTAAATTGTTGGGAAATTAGGAATTGGTGGTGGTGCTGTAGGTGCTGGTGGTGGTGCTGTTGGTGGTGGTGTTGGGGCGGGTAATGGTGGTGGTGTAAAGCCTTTCCCCCTAAAAGAATTTATATAAGTCTTATTTGGGGTCCATTGATGAAGTGTTGTAAATACTAATTTCCCATCTAAATCTTTTAAAGCCCCTCCTGGAAATTGGTCTTGAAAAGACCAACCATAAGTATTCCATGTTTTAGGTGTTATATACCGACCTGAGCCTACATTTTTAGAATTAGTTCTATTAGGTCCAGGGGGTTTAGTTAAATCTAAATTTGTTTTTTTAAATGATGATTTTAAACTCATAATTAATTATTTTATAATGGTACTACTCTTCCTTTTATATCAGTATTAGGAAATTTAACTTCAAAAATACTTGGGTCTAATGAAGGGTAAATCACTTGATTTTGTGTAGCAGAGTCAATATCATAAGCATATTGAGAATACCCGGATGTTGTTCCTGCTTTGTTTGAAAATTTAATATTTTTTACAGTTTGTACCCCTGTTATTTTATCTAACATAACATATAAATCTCTTATTAAGATTGGTTGGTTAATTTGCCAATTATCCCTAGCAAAATGAGATTTCAATGAGTTAATACAAGATAATATAACATCATTATTATTATAATTAGGTAATACTATAATTTCAAAATCTATAGCAATATTAATTATAAAAGCATCCCTTACTTCAATATTGTCCCCTATTATTCTATATTGGGATAAATACGTCCTTAGATTTTTCTTTAGTGTTTGGGTTGGGGTGGAAAATTGAGCGGAAGAATTTTGAGATAAAACCCATAAGTTTAAAGTTTCAATAGTAGAAACTTGTTCATCTGTTAGTTTTGGTTTTTCAATATAAGCTTTAGCAACTGTTCCATATTCAGGAGGCATACTTAAAGCTCTAACTATATAATCATCTAAAGTTACTGCTCTTTGTTGGGATGCTATTGTAGCTATGGTGTTTTGTCTTATTTCATCTATTGTATCTCCTGCTTGCCCTCCATCGGCCGCTTCTGGATTATTTACTGCTAATGTATTAAATATATAATTAGAGGTAGTTCCATTTAAATTTGGATTATTAAAAGTAACATTAGTAGTGTTTAAAGTAGATAAATCACCTGAAGATACATTTGAAGTTACACCCCCACCTGTTAAATATCTTACTGTTAATGTTGTACTTGAAGGGGAAATACCATAAGTATTTGTGAATAAAAAATTTGTGGGAGAATATGCTGTTGTAAGTTTATTTTTTTCAAAAGGTAACCCTATACCTACATTATTGGGATTAGGAGTTATTGTTTCATCAACATCATTTGGATTACCAGATCCAAATTGGATTTGGAGGTTTGTTTCTGATGTTAAACGGGTAGCGAATCTTCTTTGTATTTTTTTTAATTGTAATAAATAAGGCACATCACCTACATCCGCTACATTATTAGGATCATTAACATTAGTGTTTTTAATATTATCATAAACCATTTCTTGAGCCAAGTAATCTACTTCATACCATGTATTACCATCAGAATCTACTATATCTAATACCCCTATAATATTAGAATTAGAAATATTGATAGTTTGGAAGGGTTGGGGTTCACCGAATGAAAATGTTTGAGAGGTTATTGTAGCTGATACTGCGTTTCTTGTTTTCTTTAAAAGATAGTATTGAGGTGCATTACCAGCTATTTGGTAGACAGATATTTCAGTAGGATCTATTGAACTTGATATGGAAAAATCACATTTATCCTCCATTAAAAAGTTAGTATCAGAGTTTATTGATGGAATTATAGTACTATTCCCCCCAATTGTTAAAGTATAATCATAATCTGGGAAGTAGGCGGATCCTATTAACTTAGATGGAACTTGTTGGAATATTTCTATTGTAGCTTGGGCTGCCCCCGTTGCTTTAGGTTTATAACCAAACATATAAGCTAATTCATATAAATTATCAGTCTGTCTTGCAAATTGGGTAAAATTTTCTTGGATTTGGTTATCAAGATAAAAGGACATTACATCACTTACATAAGCAGACATTTCCATAAACATCATACCTGGTGATGTAGGTGAAAAGTCATTATATGAATTAGGGAAATAAGTTTTAGAAAACTCTATTAACCTTGCCCTAATACTAGAAAAGTCTCTATTTAAATATTTTACATCTCTATCTACTGTAGCCATTATGTGAAGTCTATTTCTAATGTATCACTAATATTAGTGTTTATAACATTATATGTTAATTTTACTGTAATTGTATTAAAACCATCTTGCCTTGATATTTCTAAATTACCTACAACAATATTTGGAAAAAAATCATTTAAATTAGATGAAATCCTTTCTTTTAAAAATTCTAAATTATCTGTAGTAATTTGATCAAATATAAAAGCTCTTAACCCCCCACCAATAGGATTTAAATATCTTTCTCCGGGGTTAGTTAAAAAATAATTTATTAAATTATTCTTAATAGCATCCTTAGTAGTGTAATTGAGTTTAAAAACAGCAGGATAACTAAAAGGAATATCTACCCCAACAGCAGCACTTTTATCAAAGTCAATTGGATATATTTGTTGTGTATCAAAAGCCATTAACTACCAGTCATTAAATTCATTATTTGATCCATCCCTACTTCACCATCAGGTAATTTCCCATTGGGGGATGTAGTATCTACTGCACCTTGTGGGTTAAACCTTTGGGGTACATCATTACTTGTAAAACTTAAAGCTGTTTCACCTAATACATCCATATACTTTTGCCTTGTATCAACAGAAGATAATTGTGGGGTTGGAGTTGAAGTATTTATGTTTTTACTTTCAGTAACCATTTGTTTAGGTGCCTTAATAGCCTCTAAAAGAATTTCTTTTAATTCATCTTGGATAGCTTCCTTTACCGCTTCCTTAATCATTTTTTTCAACATACTTGCTTTCATATTGTGTTTTTTATAAATATTAATGTATTATGCTTTTAATTTGTTTTGTTTAATATAATAAACTAATTCGTCAATTAAAATTTGGTCATTAGAACTATAAGACCAATCTCCTTTTAACATTACTATTCCTTGAGAATTTCTTGCTACTGCTCTTCTTCTTTTAAAAGTGGTTGTGTTTGCTTCAGAAATAACATCCATTTTAAAACCATTTACATTAGTAACAACCGGAGATAGTTGGTTGGATTGTTCTTGTGTTGCTTTTAATAATTCTTCGTTTAATTTTTCTTGTGTTGTAATTTTACTTAAAAACACTCCATCTCCACCATTTTTCTCAGCACAATCCCCTAAAAATTGTAAAAATATACCTATTAATAAATCAAGCATACCTAAAAGGTCAAGAACCATTTTTAATTTTTCAAGTATAAAATTTAGTATAAAATTTATATTAGTAATAATGGGACCTGCTATATCTAAAATTAAATCTATAGCAGCAATTACGACTTTAACCTTTGTTATAGGAGCACTAACTACTGGAGTATAGGATGTTGATGGGATACTTTCTGCTATAGCGATTCCTATTTCAGCTATTGATATAATAGGAGGAACTGTGTCTATTACTTTTTGGGGGATTTCTAAAGCATCAGCAACGCTTTCGACTATTTCATATAAATTATTTAATTCTTTTGTTAATTTATTTTTTAAATCTACTATTTTATTAATCCATTCAGTATCAGGACAAGTTTCCACAAAATCTTTAGCTTTACTTTTAGCTTCGGCTTTAGCTTTTTCAATTACCTGTTCTATTTTTGGTCTTACTAATTTTTCTATTTCTGATTTTAAAGTTGCATCCATAATATCTACGGTTAATTATTAATCATTTTGGTCTTTAAGCCATTTTGCAAATTTATCTTTATCCTTTTTAAGACTTTTTCTAATTTTTTCTATTTTTTTATCAATCTTCTTTTCTTCTTTTTCTCTTTCTTCTTCATCCATATCATCCGGTAGGTTATCCTTTTCTTTTTCTAGGGTTTTTATCTCATTTTCTCTACCTGCCCATTCTTTTTCTTTAATTTCTTGTTGGGCTTCAACATCTTTTTCTAATTCTGTTTTTTCTCTTTTATATTCTTGTTTTTCCTCATGGGCATCCTTAGCATCTTGGACTGCTCCTTTTAATTTTTCAACGTTTGACTTTGCGGTTTTTACTAACCCTATTGGATCATAAATCCCAAAAGGTTCACCTAATAATTTTTTTATTAAAAAAGGAAGTAATCTATCTTCAATAATTCCAATCATTTTACTTGTTAAAAGTTGAATTGCATCTTCTTTACTATAAGAAGCCATTAGTTCTTTTTCTTCAGGAGTGGAAGTATTTATTTGGTTAAGTCCTGCCTGAGTTGCTGGTTTTTGTCCTAAGAGCTTTATGGGGAAAATTGAGTTATTAATTGTTTGATCTTTTTTGATAGCAATAACCCCGGATTTGGTTTCATATTCCCCTTTACTGAAAGTCAATTTTAAAGGTCTTCCTGGGAATGAACCACTTGAAGGTGTATAAGTTCCATTTATTTCAAAGTTATATTCACCATCATATTCAAACTCTTCCCCCACACTACCATCTTCATCTTCCACCTTAAAATCTGATAGAGGTTCTAATGTAGAGGCATCAACAACAGATCCCTTTAATTTATAATCAGTAGGATCGGGGTCTGGGGGAGGTGGTGGGACTGGTATTTTTTGTGTTATGTCCTTTTCTGTTAAATTTAAACTAATTATTCTTTCATTTACTAACCCTCCTTCACCATACCAAGGGGATGAAAATGAAGATCCACCTTTGGATATAACTTCCTCATTCTTATAGGGGAATGTAGTTGATACGGTAGCTTGAAGTTTTGGACCCACCCTAGTGGCAGAAATTATATATTCAACACCATCTGGAGATACTACTATATATATTTCTTCCCCTGTTGTATTTACTATATTTGAGGCCATTATTTAGTTTTACTAACTTTTGATTTATAATCTTCTATTGTATCTAAAAATCCAGATACTTTATCATTTGTTAATGATTTAGATAATGCTTTCCTAGCTATATCTAATGATTCATTTGTAACACCATCGGGTGATGTTTTGTTTGGCCAATTTTTTACACCTTCTAAAGAATCACATAATACTACCATTTTCTCCATTACAACCTTTAATTGCATTAAAAATATATCACCTTTAATTAAAGGTTCGGTTGCTGTTTTATCTCCTAATTTTATATCTAAACATTCAATAACAACATTCCCCCCAGATGTAAAATTTAAAGATGAATTAGCCCCTAAAAATACTGATTTTTCTCCACTTATTAATACGTGGTCTTTTTTAGCATTAAAAACTAACCTATCAGAATTAATTATACATTGGGGTAGGGTTGATTGATCAGGTTTAGTTGGTGGGGTATTTTGATATGAATCAAATTTATTATTAGAGGTTTGGATAGGGATTTTTTGTGTTGATGTTTGATAAATAGAAGAAAGATCAGTATTAACATTTTCAGTTATAGGAACCCAACCTTCATCCATAATATCTTTACCATCTTGAGTTATTTCAGAGGGTTGACCATTCCTAATGATAGTAATAGGATCACCATTTTCTACGTTATCAGACCAACTATTTAAAGGGTTGATGTAGTGGGAAAATGAAGGGTTGGTAGAAAATGCAGGATTGGCAGTACTTCCAAACCTAATACTATTCCCCCATCTACCTTGGTATATAACATCCCCAGCAAATGGTAAAAGAGGGTGGATATTAGTTCGTTCTATAAAAGTAGCTTGAGAAAGATTTATAGGACTATTTAATCCAATTTCAGTAGATTGATCTTTACTATCTAAATCTCCTATCCTCCTAACTGAACCCGCTTCAGTTTGTTGGTAATCTTTTTGTTGGTATGAAGGTAAGTCTTCTTTTTTATTTGGGTTTGGGTAAGCATTATGATGAGGATGGTTCCATAAACTTATCATATTAATATAATAATAAGATTCTTCAGAAGTGTTTTTACCTATGTTAGTATTAGGTAATTTAAATATGAGAACCATTTCATTTACAAGGGGATAGGCAGATACTTGTGGGAAAAAAGGTTTTGCAGTACCACTACCATCAGAAACACGATTATTTAATTCAAAAAATATAGTTCCAATACCATTTAAACCCCCATATTTTTCTATTTCAGGGTATTTACTATTTAAAATAATATCAGTAACCCTACCAACTTGGATCCCCCCTTTAACTTTAGCCATTATTTGGGAAAGTTGTTCTACCCCACCTGATTTATTTCCTGGGGGTAAAGAAACATTTGCAGATATTCCTCTATTGTAACCCATTATTCTTCGTCTTCTTTTTTAGGTGGTAATTGTAAACTCTTAATATCTTTTAAAAGTTGGTCTTTTTCTTCTTCAGAAATACCAAATCCATTATCTTCATTTCCATCATTGGCAAATATTCTTTGAAAAATAGTAGCAACTTTAATTAATGCTTCATCATTTTTAATACCTAATTCCATATATTCCTTAATTAAGGGTACTATCATAGTAGCATCCCCTATGTCTTGTATTAAAGGTT